CAAAGTGTTTGCCTCACCGGCAAAACACGCCTGCAGATGCCTTAGACCCTAAGGTCGTCGACATCCACCCACCTCCGTATTAGCTGGACGACGGAGGGACGTCCGGACGTGTCTAAATGTCCTGCGTTCCTACTTTCGTAGAAATCTCCAGCAAAACATTTGCGGAGTGCGTAATAGCCATCAACACTAAGCGATGGTTTACGCGACCGAGTGACCCAGGTCTTTACCTGGGGCAGTTGGTGATTTGGGCTCATTCTAGTGCCAGAGTTACTTGGCATGAATGAGTGGAGTCCCAAACCCTCCGAGGTAGGAGGTATCACTGGAAGCGGTCCAAGAAGAGCCTCAAGCTCGACCCTCACCGTTTCAGATGTTTTCCATAGACCAGAAAAATATAACTGGTTCATGGTGTCTGTCCAGGATACAACCTCACTCACATCTCGGCGAGATGAAGGAAACCTGCGACGAGCTCGGACAGGAGTGATTTTCTCACCCTGGTAGAACTCGCCGCCGCAACTCTCACGAAAATTTCCGTGGGAGAAGGATTTTCCTTCGTTCACCACCAAACCGAAGTCCAGTAGTGATTCTCGGACCGAACGAGCAACGTCAGTAGGGACGATGATATCGTCCCCATAGACGCGCACTTTACCTTGCATTGACCTCAATTGGTCATCTGTAAGGTGGGAGCACCCGAGTGATCTCCGAATCCCAACAAAGACGATGCTCAAAAAGAACATCGCCTCTACTGGAAAGCAAAGAGCGGAGCCCATAGACGCAAACTTATTTAGTTTAAGCGTCTGACCTTGGACATCAGCGTGGGTAGACCTACATGCGTCCATCGCGTCCCACAAATGGGGCGCGATAGGGCGGATTAGCCTACCAATCACGTTGTACGGAACCCGATCGCTGGCCTCTTTGAGGTCAAGCGTAGCGAGTAAACCGTCAATGCTGCCTTTTCGGGCCAGATCCTGATTAGGAACCTGGTCCGTAAAGCCAATCATTGGTCCAACCAACTGATCCCGCTCAAGGGCGGGAACGAGGGCATTTGCAATACCCTTCTGCATGTACATCATGCAAGTTGGTTCCTCCGCAATGATTCGCGGAGAAGATAAGGTCTTAGGAACATGAACAACCTTTACAGGACGTTCAAATTCCTTGGGGATATACTGAGGTTCGATCTCAAAGAGACCGTACCGAGGTAATACATATTCCCGAAAGGGAAATATGTTCTCACGCTCAAACCGCTCCGGCCATTCGACCTGGATCCATTTGCGATTGCCTAAAAGGCGATCGGCAGTAGCTCCGGGTCCGTGGGTAGGCGACAGGCGATATTCAGAAACCGCTTTATCTAACGACCGCAATGGTCGCCAGAATAGCGATGAGAATACGCGCTGTAGCTCAGAGAATAAGGAACTGTTGAGAATCCTTACTTCTGAAGCGGAAACCTCAGCATCACACTCGACGTACCTCCTGATAGCAGCGTTAATTCGAGGTTCGCTACACTCAATTTCTGTTTTCTTATAAAACAGAGTGAGCTGGCGAATTGCCCAAATACACTGGACATCAGGAGTACTGAGAAGTGTTCCACTTTTAGTGTCGAACACGCGACCGAGAAAACCCTGCAGAAATGCGGGGGCTCTCCCATCTTTCCGAAAAGCTCGGAAATGTGTCGGGTCGATTTCACCTGACTCGAGTGAAGACTCAAAGTCACCGGCAAACGCCGGCAAGGTGATAGCAAGGAAGGAAAATCCTTCCCGTTCGACACGACTCGTGACGGTCTCAATGTCACGAGCGACGTGCACACTCAGCTGTTCCCCTAGCTCAATTGCTAGGGCACTCCAGAGTCTCGTCAGTCTTTTCATCGCACCCCTTAAGGTGTAGTAGAGAGGTTACGAGTACTCTAGCTTGCTTCTGATCGGGAGCTAAATTAGTTCCCGATCAGGAACCCCAGCGCGAAGATAATTCCTACAAATAGGAACATCATCACGCGCAACCAAGGGCCGGCTCCTTCAGAGGAGTCGACCCGGACAGGCTCGAGTGCGAAGCGCGGATATTTCGGCTCGTCCATCTAGGCCTGCCCTGCACGCAGGGAGGTCCGGATGGCGGCCGTGTACCACGCCGCGAAACCGAGTGCGTCCTTTTCCATCTGGGCGTCGGAAATTCCGACGCCGTTCACCGGGCCAGCCCCGCCGACGGTCTGCGTACCCTTGTAGGTACGGTTGATCGCCGGGTTGATTGGGTCGGGACCCACAAGGGTCCTGGTCAAGCGAGCGTTGTAACGCTCGCCGGACTTGGTGTTGTTCTGGAACACGTCGAGAGTCAAGCTCCCGTCCGAGTTCTGGAACTTCCCGTTGGTGCCACTGGTGGGCACACGATAGAAGGTGATTGCAGATCCATCGATTGTGATGGTCTGGGGGTCAGCAAGCATGAGATCTCCTTTGTGTATGCCGGCTAATTAAAGCCGGTTTCCCGAAAGTGTTCCGGGAATACTGCACTTGTTGTTAAGAAGTAGCTCTGCACATATGAGCTATTTTAGAGCGACGACCGGGAGATCCCGAGTGCCGCAAGGATTGCCAACTGACTAGCAGAAAGCTCGTCAGTCTTAAGGCCGAAACCAAAAGGCGTGGCCCGAGTTCGTTGCTTCACCTCAATATACTTCGTCACAGACGTAGATATATTTTGGCCAAAGTACGAACCGGTCCATGTCCAACGCGTAGTGGAGGTAGTATTTGCCATACAATACGCGTAGTCCATGCCCAGGCCTTCGACACCCCAATAACTCAGGTTGGTTAAAACCACACCTGCGTTAGTGAAATAATCGAAGAGCCATGAGTAGGGAATTAGTTCCCAGAGATTTGCAGCGTTGGGTGTTAAACCAAGGTTTTTCACCCACGCTGGCATACCGCTTAACCAGCTATTTAAGGCTGTGTAAGCAGGTCTCGGGGACCAGGCAGTGTCGACCCAAACTCGGAGATGGGTATTAACCCGTGTTTCGAGAGTGCCGGTAGGTTGAGTTGTATCAACCATCGGATAGGGACGAACACCTGTCTGCACGGTGGTGTCTTCCGTGCTAATATCCCTCAGTACCCTGTGTCGGCGAGATCGAAGACCGAAATTGTTATTATACTCCGCGGCGAGAGCCGGGTAGTTTTTCGCAATGTCGATCAAATCGAGCACCGACTGAACTGACGGAACGATGCCAAACATTACATTCAAATACTCGCTCCCAGAGGCGTTAAGCCTGGCGCCCTTTTTCCAAGGTGCACCACGGGAGAAGAGGTACTTGACCCTTGATGGGTCAGTACGAATGTTCTTGGCAAGAAGTTTCCAATCGAAAAGGGTGGAACCCGGTATCCGGGGCAGCCCCTCTCGCAGTTCTCCCAGAATTTGGAACAGGGAAACTGGTGGCACACCAGGCAACGCACGCTTAATTCCAGCAGCTCCATAGACGACCATGTCGTTGAGGGAAACACCCTCATCGTCAGCCGCCTTATAGATAGTGGAATTTAGGGTATTCGCTACTCCAAATACCGATACCGAAGGGTAAAGGTATCCGGACGCGACCCTATACGTGTAGCCAGCTCCTCCTCGTTTGGTGGTAGGTTCCTTAAAAGTCGGGCGAGTAAGTTCTACACGCTCCGAATAAAAAGGATGCCCCAAATCGAAGACGACCTGGCCGTTGCTAACGCGACCGCGGTTATAGCCCATCATCAACCCATAAACAGGGTTCCAATGGTCTATAGTGCGGCGATACGTTCCCGCACGTACAACAAGACTGTTTGAGTCAGAGTTGTATTGGGGCTTCGTATCGGAACGAGTGATATAGCCGGTTTTAACACCGAATGTCCCATCCTGCCTGCGATCGCGGGCATAGACGGACACCGGGTTCGGCTTATAATCATCTCGCACGGCCACGGCATAGCCTTTCGGAACAGATGTGTGCAGCGTACTAGAAATAGTACGCGGGGGGTCCAT